TCACCACACCCACCTAAGAATAATGACAAACAGAACACAGATGATTAGGTTCGCTGAACTAATCAAAGATATCAAAAATCACCCACATAGAGATGAATTACTTTCTATGATGGATGCACAAGTAGCAGACGATACGATATCATTGCAAAAGCAAGTAATATTCACTTGAAACGTGTAACTCTAAAGCTAGATGATGATCTTCATCTAAAGCTTAAGGTACTAGCAGCTTCAACGAATAAGTCGCTCAATACTTTACTAATAGATGCAGCAAAAGAGTATTTACAGCGAAACTGTAAAGACATCATTGATGTGTAACTAAGTCATGTATCTTTAGGTACAAATACTGTGTTTATGTAGCGACAATTACATCTACTCGTTCTAGTTTCGCTATACATATGTAGTTATATTCGACTTCCCAACTTTCAATGAAACGGATCAATGTAAACATGCAAGATTCTTGTCACCAAGTTTTAAGTGTATTTGCTGCTTTTCAACAAAAGAGTATTAACGACGTTGTGTTAGAGGCGTTATCTACACATATACGCAATCATCCTAGTTATGAAATAATCGCAAAAGATTTGCTACAAAAGACAGACGAACTAGGAGGAACTATCAAAACTAAATGCTGAAACCTATTAAACATTAATGCAACTATTTTCAATCGGTGATCTATATATAGGTAAAGATAATGAATCATTTACTGATATATCTATCCACCTTGGTAGGATTCGTATAGAATACGGGAGTCCTAATCAATCTAGTCATGGAAACGAAGACGGACGAGAAAATGGCGAGGCTGTTTGCAGTCTTCCAAAATCTCCGTAGTCGAAAAGATGAAGAGATACCAGCTCAGGTTATCTATTGTCTTTTATATATAGCTGCTAATAATCCTTGTTATAAAAGTGACATGGAGAGAGCGTTAAAGTTCTCAACAGCTAGTGGTAGTAGAAATACTGATTGGTTGGCTGAAAAGCATCGTCTTGGTACAGCTGGATTAGGACTTATTACCAAGACAATATGTCCAGATAGTAAGAAAAGGAGGTTGATACTAAAGCTTACGAAAAAAGGTGAGCTATTTGTTGACTCTATTAAAAACACCCTATGGCAACAGAAAAGCTAAGGACTATAGGTTCTGTATTTGATTACAACTTTAAATACAGACGCACATGGCAGCCTAGCCATAAACAAAGAGAGACGAATTTAAAACATGCGACACGTTTTATGAAGGACATTCATAGCAAGAGCATGTTAATCAAGGACATCAATCAGGAAACGATGGACATCGTTAAGAACTGGATGTATGAGAACCTTGATTCGTCTAACCGAACAGTTAATTACACAGTTAACAACGTAGCTAATGCACTTAACTACTGCTTAGAACGTGGACGCATAGCAAAGCCTCCCGAAGATTTTCCTTCTTTCAATAGGAAAACTCAGAAGTATGTATTTGAGCAGTTACCCGTAAAAAGGGTTACTAAACCCATCTTTACTAAGGATCAAGTGATCCATATGTATGAGTGGGGTAAGCGTTTAGCTAAATCATCTGGTAGTAGGTACTTAAATTGTGCAGAAGTTATTCTTCTCACTGCTACTACGGGAGTACCTTGGCATGAATTTGTACAAATCAAATCATCCGATGTACATCTAGATAATCCCGATGGTCCGATCCTTTGGATAGGTAACCGTCACGACTTCAATCTAAAGAGAGAAGTTAGGGAAAGAAAGATACCTTTAGAAGGTAACGCTTCACTTATGATTCCTATCCTTCAACGTCGTATTAACGATACAGAAGGTGATCCACGTTATTTCTTATTTGGAGATGATTGGACAGATCATGGAAAAAAAGGACGTGACCAGTTTGGACGTATCTTTGAATCTATTCGTGATGATTTAGGTTACGAATTTGATGAACGAGGACTTAGACGGACACCTTATTGTTTAAGGCATTCGTTTTGTACTTGGTCATTACAGGAAGGTAACTGCATCGAAAGAACTCGTTACCTTATGGGTCACAGTTCTATTGAAACTACCAGAGGTTATTTACATTTAACGACCTCAGATTATGTGAAGGCAATGCCAGCTTCACCTGAATTCAAACAACTGGCAAACGCAATCTAGTGAGTCTGAAAATGCCAATCTTAGTACAATTCCTTTACACTGACGTGTACATGTACTAAGGTTGGTGTTGTCGGCATCGCTGAGATCGCTTGCTATGACTGGGAGTGTGGCGGAATTGGTAGACGCACCAGACTTAAAATCTGGGAACTTCACAATCATACTTTAATGTACAGCATCAGCTAAACCAGCTGGTGCTTTTTAATTTTTAGCGAAAACGTAGTTATACCAAGGTGGATAAATATACCCAAAATACCCTTACTCAATCTGATGAACTTAATTTATGCCTACACCTGCTCAAATTGACGAGCAAATTAACCACGAACGTGATGCGATTGCTCAAGGACTGAAACGATTGAAAGAGAATACTAGGAACTTAGAATGTAAAGAATATGCTTCAGCTTCTATCTATGGAATAACAACAATCGATGCCTTATTACCGTTAGTTGTTGAAAGAATTAAGGAAACAAATAACAAAATTCATGAAGGTCATACAGGTGTATCTTTCAGAGAAATTAAACAATATCTAGCTGATATTGAACCACTTGCAGCTGCAGCTATTACCTGCAAAATTACGATTGATAAAGTATTCAGTCATAAAGAATCAAGCAATCAAATACAAAATGTATGTGATGCGATAGGTAAAGGTGTAGAGAATGAGTGCCAAATGAGGCACTATGAAAGACATGCTCCAGGTTTGTTAGAGACTTTAAAAAAGAACTATTGGCATAAATCTATAGGTACTGATCAGAAAGTTGTGGTGATTCAAACACTTATGAATCGCTATGAAGTTCAACAGTGGAAACCTTGGGGTCGTGGAAACAGAGTCAAGCTCGGTGGGTGGTTACTAAGTTGTGTAATCAACACAAGTCAATGGTTCACCCAAGAAATGAGACGGGTGGGACGCAAGACCGAAAACTTTGTAGTCCCTACACCTGAATTCATGGCTATTAAAGATCAGGTCATGTATAACGCTGAATTATTCAGCCCATTAGCTTGGCCGATGCTTATCGAGCCGAATGATTGGACACCTGAAAAGCCAGGTGGCTACTTGCTTAATGAGATTATGCGTGGTCACGATATGGTCAGACGAGGCGAGGTGTCCCGTATACAGGGAGAAAAACCTTTTGCGTTCCTGAATAAAATCCAAAAGGTTGCTTATACCCTGAACCCTTTTGTTGTTGAGGTAGCTGAAATACTCCAGCAAAAGGGTAGGAGTGTTGGAAAATTCCAACCAATATGTCACCATGATCTACCTCCTAAACCTGTTGATATAGCTGATAATGAAGTAGCTAGAAAAAAATACAGGAGAGAAACAGCTGAAGTATTAAATAAACAAGCTCAAGAGTTTAAGAAATCTTGTCGTACAAGGATGACGATGGAGACAGTAGAACGCTTTAAGGATAAAGAAAAGTTCTATGTGCCTCATAGTTTTGACTATCGCTCAAGAGTTTATCCAATACCTGCATTCTTAACCGTTCAGTGTGAGGACTTTGGTCGTTCACTTATAAGATTTGCTGAGGAATCCTTCATGGATGATGAGGCAGAACGATGGTTGAGATTTCAAGTTGCTACGACTTATGGTCTAGACAAGGAAACTCTTAATGACCGACTTTCTTGGACTTATGAAAATGAAGATTTAATAGAGAGAATTGCAACTAATCCAATAGACAACCTCCATGAATGGGAGGAAGCTGAGGAACCTTGGCAATTCCTTAGTAGCTGTGATGAAATGTATCATTGCGTTATTAAGAGAGATCGAATTAGCACTGGCTTACCAGTAGCTATAGACGCTACATGTAGTGGTCTACAAATACTCGCAGGTCTCGCTAAAGATAAATCAACAGCTAAACTTGTTAATGTTGTACCTTCAGATAAGCCACAAGATGCTTATAAAGTAATAGCTGAAACTTCTAAACCAAATATACCTGAAAAGCTACGTCCTTACTGGGATCGTAAATGTACAAAGCGTACAGTAATGACGATACCATATAATGCAAAACCATTTTCTAATAGGTCATACATTAAAGAAGCTTTAAAGGATAAAGATATAGAGATTGAGAAGGAAGAGTTAACTCAAACAGTTAACGCAGTTAGAGATGCAATGAATGTCATAGTTCCTGGACCTATGAAGGTTATGAAATGGATAGAGACTGAGGTTGGTAATGCTATTAAGCGTGGAGTTGATCACCTTGAGTGGGTAACTCCTGCTGGCTTTATTGTTTCTCAGAGAATATTCAAGAAAGAATTTGAACGAATAACCTTACGTGTCTTAGGTGAAGCAAGAATGAAAATGAAAGTTGCTACTGGAGATACAGATCAAGTTGATAAGGCTAGACATAAGGCAGCTACAGCTCCAAATCTTATACACAGTTTAGATGCAAGTTTGTTATGTCTATCAGCTTTAGATTTTAACCATCCAATAGCTCTTATACATGATTCAGTTCTATGTAGAGCTACAGATATGACAGAGCTATCCAGAATTGTCAGAGAAAAATACATGCACCTGTTCGCAGAGCATGATTACCTAACAGATTTCGCTAACCAGATAGGTGCGGAAACTGAACCACCGATTATTGACGACCTTAAACCTGAGTCAGTAATTGAATCCACTTACTTTTTTTGTTAATGAGAAACATCCACGTCACACCTGATCCCGTAGTACTAGAGGGATATCAGGCTGTAATGAAGCCAAGTCAGTACGGCTATAGCTTGAGAGCTGTAGTTGGTAAGGACATAATAGATAAGTTAGAAGAAGAAAGAGTAGATTGTCTTAAGTGGGCTGAGTCTAAGCTCAAGAACCCTAAGAGATCTTCACTTAAACCAGAGCCTTGGGAGGAGGTATCAGATGGAAAATACATCATTAAATTCTCATGGGCTGAAGATAAAAAACCACCAGTGGTCGATACTGAAGGTGTTCCAGTTAGTGACGCTAATACTCCTGTCTATGCAGGGTCTACTGTCAAGCTAGGCTTCATACAGAAGCCATATATACTTAGAGATAAGATTACCTATGGAACGTCTCTAAAGCTCTCTGGGGTACAGCTCGTGACCATCCAAGGTGGAGCTGGTATTGATACAGGTGACTTAGATGAGTCAGGTGTAGCTGAACTATTCGGAAAGACATCTGGCTTTAAGGCTGGTGAACCAAATGTTGAGGCAGCTGGTACACCAGCATCAGTAGAAGATGACTTCTAATGTTCAGGTCTCAGCTTGAAGAGAAGGTATCAGATTTACTGTGTGAACTAGGAATTGACTATGAATATGAACCAACTAAGGTTCCATATCAAATACAACACAATTATTCGCCTGACTTCCTATTACCCAATGGTGTCTACCTAGAGACAAAAGGGTATTGGGACGCAGCGGATAGAAGAAAGATGAAGGCTGTTAAAGAACAGAACCCTGACTTAGATATACGAATGGTCTTTCAAGCACCATTCAATACTATCTCTAAGAAATCTAAAACTACTTACGCTAAGTGGTGCGAGAAGCACGATATACCTTGGACTGCTTGGCACAACATACCAATGGAATGGCTGATATAGAAAGCGAATTCGTTAGACATACAGCTTGTCCTAATTGCGGATCGTCAGATGCAAATGCTTTGTACTCTGACGGTCATACGCATTGCTTTGTATGTCACACCCGTACCTCTGGGAATGAGGAAAATACACACACTCATCAAATGTCTACCAATGTACAACTCAAAGGCTCAGCTCAAAGGCTGCAACGTAGAGGAATCAGTGAACAGACGAACCAAAAATACAAAATCTTCAGAGACGGAGAACTTCTACGCTTCCATTATTTCACAAGCGACGGAATACT